TCCAACATCTTTCAAATTACGAAAATTAATATATAAAATAGTTGGATTTCCATATTCACCTAGGTGATAATTTTTACCTAGCTCTTCTTTGATGATTTGTTTTAATTGTTCTTTTGTTATTTTCATTATTTAGTTCCCAAATAAGGTTGCAACCTATTCAACCCTTCTATTTTAGATGTGATATCACTAATAGTTTTCTGACCGTTAATCATATCTCTAGATATACCTTGTTGATCAACCACGTCAGCTAGCGCGTCGACTGCCAGATATGCTTCGTGAAGCTTATTATCAGCATCAACAACAAGAGGATGCCCAGCTTCTGTTTCGCCAGGGTGTCCAAGTACTTCTTGTACAGCCTTAATTTCTTCTTTAATAATTTGTTTTAATTGTTGTTTTGTAATTTTCATTGTAGTTATCCTCTACCTTCAGGTTCATATACTACCGGCCCGCGATCCATCCGCTGCAGCTGATTTAAAATATTTCTATAGTCAGCCTTGGTTGGGGAAATATCTTTGTATCTCGCTTTTAGAGCATCCAAGAAAGTCCATGTAGTTCTCTCATCTTCGGGACCATATTTTTCGGCTGAATAGGCGCGCCTGTCAGCTTCAAATTTTTCGATGGATCCTTCTGGGGCACTACTTGCCAGCCCATCATACATATCCTGTACAGACATTACAGAATCCTCATCATCTCCTATCAGATTAGCTAATTCTTCTTTAATAATTTGTTCTAATTGTTGTTTTGTTATTTTCATTTATGCACGCGTCCTTTGAATTGTAGATAAAATATATTGAGCACTGTCACTTAAAGACCAAAAATCAGATCTTTTACCAGCAAGGATATCTCTTACTGTCTGCTGCTCTGAGGGATCGGCGATTTTTCTAATTTCATCATCAATTTTCATTTGCGCGGCTTCTTTATCACTTGGAATATCAGCAGGATCAATTCCTGTATCAAAATGCATTTCTTTTAAAGCATTCGAAATCTCTTCTTTAATAATCTGTTTTAATTGTTCTTTTGTGATTCTCATTTTATAAATCTTCTCCATTTTTCGAATATATTCGCTAGCTCATCCACTGTTTTTTCTTGACTTCGCGTATCCGCAAGTTCTCTTCTGATCCTCGGCATAATTTGCTTTTGTATCTGGTTATTAACTAGTCCCTCGGTATATTGTCGGATCTTTTCAAAGAACTCTTCTTTATCGATCATTCTTAAAAATTTCTGAATCATTATAACCTCTTCTTCGGTTTCTTCACCCTCAATTACAACGTCGAGCCAATAAGTAAATTTATCACTAACATCATAATCGGTACGTCCCCCTCCGGATAAATAACTTCCTTGTTTAACAGGCCCGAGCGCTCCAAACTGAATATTAAATTCTGGAATTATAAGTGGTGTTTTTTCTTCTTTAAGGGGAAGTTTCATCTGCGAAGCAATAATTTTCATTCCACGCTCCAAAACATCTTTTAAACGACTTATTATTTGGCTACCAATTTCTTGAGAATATTCAACGTTTTTCAGATGTCCAAACAGTCGACTATTAATAAGTGGTCGAGGATCTTCAGCCATGGCTCCCCTGGTTTGACCGGACATTGAAGAAACTTTAGCCCTTCCAGTTTGTAATTCATCAGGTAACAGTATTTTGACTCTAAGTCGCGACGACATTTGAACATTTCCATCTTCCATTTCAACATCAAAGTTCTGAAACTTCATTTCATTAAATTTTTCAAGCAATGCTTTCATACTTTCGCCTGGAATCCAGCCGGCTTCTTTCATTTTATCAATAACATCATCGTATACGTTTTGCCATTCTTTATCAGCGCTGGCGACTGTTTCCATAAAACTGGAAAATCCTTCGATTCCTTCGTGTTCGCCATGATCCGGATTTATTCGAACATATATCTGAATTTCACCGCCATAAGATCCATCTTCAACTTCGCCGTATATATAATGCGCGTCGAGGGCGCTATCAACAAAATCTCTTAATACATCTGTATCAACAGCATCTTCTACGAGATCATCGACATCATCAAACCGGAATGTTGTTCCAGCATCCCAATACATTCTGCCTTCGTCCATTTCTTCGCGCGAAACATAAAAATGCTGAAGATCGTGTTCATCTTCTATTACTTGATATTCTTCTTCAGTTGGTCCTGCTGGATTTTCGTCCCAATGGTGGCTTGATGCGCCAATGATGTCATACAGTTGGTCACTGACCAACTCTTCAAAAGCTTCTTCTACCTCTTCTACCTCTGTTATCTCTATTCCCAAGTTCCTAAGAGAAGTTGTAAGCACTTCAGTGGTACCCTCTGAAGTATCTCTGTCTCTGAATAATGCTAGTTCATGCCGATGTTTTTCTGCAATATCCAATAATTCATCTTGTTTTTTATTGAGAATTTTTTTCACTGATTTCTTATCTGGAAGTGATTTCCAAAACCCTTTCATTAAAACATTTAATTCAACCGCATCTCTTAAACCATCAGCACCAATCTCATCATCCGGCCGGTCATAAACTTCAGAAGGTTCATCATATCCCGCCTCATAAACCAAAGCCAGTTTTTTATTATCATGATCTTGGGGTAAATGATGAAAGAAAACAAAATAAAAACCTTTCCCCTCTCCGGTATACTGATTGAAGTAGTTTTGACTTTGTGTAGCAGAAATACACCATTTTGTGCCCTGTCCAAAATAACAGGAACCTTCCGGAGTTCTCGGCCGCACAATCATATAATCTTCTTCAGTTGTTATAACATCAGTTTCTCGTTTGGCTTGTTTCTCCATCGCTTTCATTCTTTCTCTTTTTTCAACTTCATTCCAAGCAATATCAACAGCAGTTTTGAAATCAAGCCAGCTATTAAATTTATTAATATCTTTTTCAATCAAATTTCTTTGAGATAATTTATGATATTTTTCAAGTCGCTGGCTGATATTATGATAAGCTATTGGAAGATGTCCAAGAACACTATCAGTATAATCGTGAACAGGAGTACCATCACCTTTCGTATTTTTAATCATATTATGAGCATGCGTATTCAATGCTTTTGCAGCCCAAAGAGCGTATTTTTGATTTCCGGAAGGATCGCTATTCAAAATTACTTCCATATGGGCTGTCAACAAGTCCGCGACCTTCCCTTGCGGATCTTCAGCCTTTCCAATGCCCTTTACAACCCTTTTTAAAGAATCAGTTTCGCGGGCTTCAATAAGAAGCTGTTCAGTATTTTCAACAAGAAAAAGGCGATAATTTTCGAATATTTTTTTCATTTTTCGGGGATCCACATTTTTTTTTACCTTTAAGGTCTAGCCAAGAGGAACGATTTTTTATTCTCCGCTACCCTTTCTCTAGATGGCTTATAGTTGGTAGTTTTGGTAGCTTCCCCGCGTTCATCGGGTGGAATAAGGGGGATGCCTGCAGCAGGGGTTTGAACTGTCCTCTCCAGGCCAGGAATCTGCTCTTTGACGGCGGACATGTCCCTTTTGATTTTGTCACGATCATCCATCAGTCCGGATATGAATTTTGCCAATGTTTGCATCCTTTCTTCGGTATGCACACGAAAGCTTTCAAGTTTTTGACGATTTGTCTCTATAACTTCGAAACTTTGGTTAACGTGATCATACAATTCTTGCATTTCATTGCTTTTTTCGGAAATTTCTTCCAAAAAATCAATTGTTTCTTCCAAAATTATCTTACTCAGTGTTTCTTTCGAAAATTTCATCTTATTTTCCCTAAAATCACGATTTTTTTTGCCGGCACTACGATTTTTTTTCACTTTAAAGAGCTTAAGCTGCTTTATTGTCTTATGTACGTGATATTAAATAGTTAATTTTTACAGTATATGCCAAGTAAAAAGATCTTTACTTAAATAGTGTTGTTATTATGTTGTAGATATGAAAGGAATAAAAATAATATTATTATGGATGGGATTGGGTGCCTTATTATCGCTTTTATTTTGTGGGATGTATTTTTGCAGCTTGCAAGCGGCCGAAGACGTAGCTAAATGTCAAAAATCCACAAGTGATCTTTGTGGATTCTTCGAGGTTTTAATCCAAAAAGAGGGCATGGGCCCTCTAGGATTACTATATTTAAACGTCAGAGGTTCGCCTTAGTTGATCTTTCCAGTCATCGGGTTAACCAAGGCCCATCCTGGTTTACTTTCGTCAGGCATGCCATTGGTAATACCAAAGCCTTCTGCCCACTCCCATACGCCACTTCTTCCTTGAATTCGACTGCCAATTTCAACGCCTTCCGGTGGCCCTTCCGATGCACCGGTTATGGCACTTTTTTTACCGGTTAACGGATCCACGCCTTCACCAAAGGCGGCTTTAATTTCTTCTTTAATGATTTTTTGTAATTGTTGTTTAGTAATATTCATAAATTACTCACGGGTTATAATAATTAGTGATATAATTATATTATGGCCAAAATTGATTGGGTTAAGTTATGGTTTAAAGTAATATTTTATGGTGGTATAATAATGACTATATTATACCCGTTATATTTACGAGGGTGATTAATAGGCCCATATAATGAAAGATTATTATAAACTACTTGAAATTGACCCAAATGCCACTGCAGCAGATATTAAAAAAGCCTATAGGCGGCTAGCCCATAAGTACCATCCGGATCGAAATCCGGATGATTCTAGTTGTGAACAAAAATTTAAAGAAATTGTTGAAGCCAACGAAACACTGTCAAATGCTCAAAAACGGCAACAATATGATCATTCACTTAAAGGTGGCGGTTTTACAAATTTAGAAGATATGTTCGCGAATATGTTCGGTGCAGGCTTTAATCCCTTTAATACAAGGAAACGCCGCCATCGAGCAAAAAGACAAGATCCCACGCCAGATAATGCAACAATCAATATTGAATTGACATTAGGTGACTTAGAAAAAGGAGGTGCATCACATACCTTTGAATTCACCAAAAATGTAGCTTGTCAAGCTTGTAATGGGCTGGGCGGCAAATCAACAGCTGAATGCCACCCTTGCCAAGGTATAGGAATAATTATTCAAGATATCCGCCGCGGCTCAATGATATTTCAGACCAAATCTAGCTGCGCAGAATGTGATGGTACCGGCCAATATATTGTTGATCCATGTACCAATTGTGGCGCCATAGGCGTTATAGCTGAAAATAACCTATATAGAGTTACTATAACTACTGAAAAGCTTTAAAGTCTAGGTGTTTTTGGACATAAAAAAAGCCTCGATCAAGTCGAGGCTTTTTGTGCTTTGCTTAAAGCACGTTTTTCTTGCAAACTACCCATCCGACAACTAGTCCGACAAGGCCTGCAACTGTAGCTGCTAATACACATTCCATTGTAAACAACCTCCTTATAGGATTATAGTACCATACTGTGGAAATTAATTTAAGATTTTTTTGCTATCTGCTTGATTTGCTTGCGGTTGTTCCTATAGTATTAGCATGAAGGAGACACAAATCTCAGATTTTTTTTTAGATATAGCGCGTAGCGATCTAGCCCGCACTTTGGCATATGTCAATACTAGAATCTAGATTCCGGGTACCCGGGGGGAGGGGGGCCCTGTTTAAACGCTTGAAAATATTATGCTTATTTGTCAACAAAATAACACACAATATTGTAACATATTTCGCGAATATATTTAAGGCTCGTTATCCGTTTTATTCTCCTTAGTTACAAGCGTGGCAGTATCACGCGGCGTGTAATATGCCTGGCCATCCTGAAACCATATGTCAATCTCGCCTGTTAAATACATATCGAGCGCAGCCAGGCACTCCTCAGCGATATCATCGCGGCCGATGGCTGCTAGGTCATTGATAATATTATGTAACTTGTACTCAACAAAATCGATGACGTTGGGATATTCTGTATACCTACCCGCCATGGCTCGTATCCCGGCCGTGCAGGAATCCAATCGCGTAACAGCCCAGACAAGCCAGGAAAAGTGCAGTGATTTTAACGATTAACGGTGCAGCCATATTTTCTATCTCTCCCTAGGAGCATGCTAAACTAAGTAGCTGATATTACTGCGCTTTCAAAAATCAACATATTCGTCAATCTCGCGTCTATTCTCTCGAATCAGGCCGATAATCAGACCGATTGAGAAGCCTAGCGATATCGCAGCTATAGCAGCCAACGTCGTTACTAGCATTGTGTGTACTCCTAACACTGTGAATATAGGCACATTGCGCGGGTAGTTAAGAGATTCCTTGACATATTGCGCGCGGGGCCTTTATCGCCCAACTTGCAACCAGTCATATCGCTACTTGCCTATGTTGAAATGTATTTTGATTCTAGTTACTTCCGGTCAGGGTCTATATGGCATCCCCAAGAGATTCGCCATATGTCATATCCGCTGACGGTGTTTCTACCCAACCTTATCCAGAAGGATAAGCCCTCCGATAGTTACAAACATTGACACCCAAAGTGCCACGATGAACAGGGCCGGCCTAAGTATTGAATCGTCAAAGACTTTCATCTATCGAAGGCCTCGACTAACGAAGTGCCGTTGCAGCTTGGAAGTCAAATCCTTTTCAATCTGACAGACCCTCTGTTTAGTGACACCGAAAGTGCTCGCGTCGGCCTTGTCACTTCCCAAGTAATCCGCAATCACGCGGCCCGTGAAAATGGCTCGCTGTCGGTCGTTTAGGGTGTCGGCAAAGTCGGAGACTGCCACGAGAATCGCCTCGCTCGTTTGCGTGCGACACATAGCGTCGTGCTGAGAGATTGAGCCACTCGGCAGAGTGTCACCGAAAGTGGCGCCGTCAGAGTCGCCTATCGGCGCGGTCAAGCTGGCGGCGCGGGACGTGATAAGCGGAACAATATCAGCAACATCGGCCTCGGTGATGCCCAACTCGCGCGCGATAGTGGCATTGTCAACGTCACTTCCAAACTCGCGACGGACGCGGGCGAGGCCGGCATGGAGCTTCTTGGCGCTGCGTGTGCCGACTCGGAGAGTGCCGCAGTTTGCCTGCACGAACTCCTGAACCTTTGCGCGCATCCATTGCGCGGCGTAAGTCGTGAAACTTGCACCCTTTTCGGCGTCGAAGGTCTCGATGGCGCGGATAATGCCGGTAATGGCTTCGGCGGTCAAGTCCTCGATATCAACACCCTTTCGGACGTGCTTCTTGGCAATCTTGACTGCCATGGGCAGATTGGACTTGATAAGCGCGTCCATGGCGCTGTTATCGTTGGACTTTTGGGCCTCGCCCACCAAATCGATTTGTGCAGAGCGGCTGAGAATGTGGGTCGTGGCGAGCAAGTTGAAAAGGGCACTGGTCATGTTTGGATTCTCCTCGAATCGTTTTGTCCTACACCTAAATAATAAGAACCGTTTGAGGCTGGACAAGGGGCTGATTGAAAATAGTTTCTAAGGTCTTGGAATCACAGGGAATGTTTTTTCATCCTTTCCCTTGTTTCTTCTAAACCCTCGAAATGATTGAGGCTTTTGCTTGGTTGCTGTCATAGGCTCGGCCTCTCGTCGCGAAACGCGAAAAGTGTACCCCTATAATATGCAAGTCCTGTGCCAACTTCGTGTGTTCAATCATTTCAAGGGGTTAGCGTCGCTGGTGTGCATTTTGCTTCCCAACTTGGTGCGTAGAACCATTCGCACCTGGGCTAACCCCTTGAAATGATTGAGGCAGGGTGCGTAAAGTGATACACACCTGCCATAACTCATTGAAAACATTAGGCATTGGACGCTGAGTCGGAACGTCCCCGGTTTCGGCCTGTGCAGTGGGCTAATCTGCGTAAAGCCCTCGATTCAAAGCACTTTTACACTCCCGTGTAAGTGGTTGATATGGTTGTCGTTTAGAAGCTGACCTTGCGTCCGGTCAGTTGACCGGCGAGCCGGGCCGCATCGGCGCGGGCTTGTGCGCCGTGAAACTCGACGGGCGCGCAAAGGGCGCGCTCGTTTGAGTCGAACAGGGCGACCATGAACGTGTCGTTACGCTGGGCGACTCCGACAAGCTCACCTTCCGGCGTGTAGGCGCGGAAGTGAATGTGTACGGGCATCGGTCGGGCATGCATCCGTTGGCCGAATCCGCGAGTGGTGCGCTCCACGCGCTGAGAGTTGGCTTTTCCGAGTTTCATTCGTTGCTTCTTGATTCGAGCCATTTTGCTTCTCCGTGGTGGGTGGCTGTTTCGTCTACATATAAACAATAAGAACCGATAGAGCCCGGTAAAGGGCCAGGAGCGTTTTTTATCGCATTTCTTTCAACCCCTCGGAAGTATTACATTTTGTCGCCATATACACATGTGCGAGCAAAAAATAATGGGCTGCTTACACACGTAGGCGCGAGCAAAAAATAATGCGTGTTATCTCGCGGCCTTAGAGACCACTTCGAGATATCGCGTCTGAAGCTGGACCGGGTTGATAAGGTTCGGGTCTTGAAAGACAACGCAGTCAATCAGCGGTAGCGGTGGTGTCTCGGGCCATTGGACCAGTCGCGTGACTAGACCGCCATGCAGGCCGATAGTGGGCCAGTGCTCCTCCTTTACCTGAACGATATCGCCTACTTGCGGTTCCATCAGCAGACCTCAAGACTGAGAGTAGAGACAGGCGTGATTCGACTCGGAAAAGAGACAACGCAGCCCTGAACACAATCGTTGGCGACGACTAGGCCGATCTCGTATTGCCACGGCATATGCCTGCGTACATAACGCTCCTGCGCCGCGAGGCCCTTTGCGGTCACCTGTGTGCCGGTGCTGGGATGCTGAAATCGTACGAGATCGCCAACATTGAAACGCTTTTTCATCGTGTGGGCTCCGTGTTCCCTGTTACAACTGAACAATAGGAACGGATTTTGCTCGGTTAAGGTTTTTTCTTAATGAAGCACAATCGAACTGTAGAAAAGGGCGAAAACGGTCATCAAACTATATGCGAAATATAGAGTCATTCCAATACCTTACGGGTGCGAGCAAAAAATAATGACGGCCATCGTACCGATGCCGCCCATGATTGTGAAAGCTAGGCCCCAACCGAACACGTAGTAAATAACGTCACCGATTTTCATTACAAACTCTCGGAATCATTCGGCTTTCCCATCGTCTCGAATGTCGATGGGATGTTAGTGTGCCACTCGTTCAACTCGGCCATGGCCTCGCTGCGTTCGGGGTCGTTCTGCGGGTAGTAACGGTATACCATGACCCACTGACAACACACCTCGTCACCATATGCCTCGTGGTCTGGCGCCCACTGGGGCCGATAGGACTCGTGCTCTGTGACCGGATAAGAGAAGAGGTGAATGAGGCTCTCGTCCATGTCCTCTGGGGGTACGACCGTGAAAGAGGTCGCTGACGACCGGTCATAACGCACATCGATGCTCACCTCGGTCAGCGGCTTGGGGACTGTGATGGTCTCGCGAACGAGTTGGCCGAATCTCATTGTCTGGGCTCCTGTTCCCTGGTACACGATAACTATAGGAACGAAACAACGAAGGTTAAGAGAAAAGTCCTAAGCCTCTGGATTGATTGGATTTTTGCCGAAAAGATAAGCCAACTCGGCGCCGAGCAGAAGGCTGTGATATAACTCAACCTCTTGATTTGTTGAGAGATATGGCTCAAGGTCGTCTTTTGTGGGATTCAAACAGTATTGTGCGCGAGGCGAAAGAGCCTCTGCGAGACGCATAAGGTCATAAAATGCTTGTGCTTTCTTCATCTGTCCATCCCTCGCCATGGGCGAATGGGGAAAAAAATCGTAGATCCCGGCGTTTCGACGGGCTAATCGTTGCAAGGCGGGTGAGACCAGTTCTCATACTGCCAATCAGAGATGAGACCGTTTTTGCACAGGCTGTCAGTCCAGTTGTTCCAAGCCTCGCAGCGCGCGCAGGTATCGGGGATGCCGTCTTGCTCATAAGTGCGCTGAACTATTGGCAAAATCAGGTTAGTGAACTCGTCAACAGCATCTTGCCAGAGCATCGGGTTGTCAATGTCGCGGGCCATGTTGGGCCTCCTCGTCTCGGTTACATTCAAACAATAAGAACGGTTTTTAGGGAGTAAAGGAAATACTTTGAGAATCAAGCTGAATAATCAGCGCCGACAGCATTTGTGCTGCAACCTCAAGGGCTTGCGACTCGTCGTCGGTTACTCGCGCTCGGTTGTTAAGGTTATTGAGGTCATCACGATGTTCAATAAGTTCGCTAAGGGTCATCATTTTATCGGGTCTCCGTCGACTCTTTAATATATCGGTTTAGCCCACCGACAAAGGCATAGTTAAAATCGCTCCAGAACTCGCGGGCGAGTCGATTAGGAACATTATGATTGGTGCCGAAATACTTAACCCTGAAGGTGTCAAAAGTATATCGCTTTGCGTATGGATTTCGTTCTCTCATCGTTTCCTCCGACACCTTAATAATAAGAACGGGGGGTGTAGAGTAAAGAACTTTTTACGGCTTCGGGCCTAGATATCCGATTTCCGTTTTATATCCGTAACGTTGCAGCCACATAGCATCTTCTTCAGCAGCCTCGAAGGTTGCGAAGGTGCCAGCGACTTCAGCAATGCCACGGACAACGATATAAACGCGCCACTCCATTAGAACATCACCATTTCAGAACGATTGGAAGTGTCGCCGCCGCATGCCTTGACGAAGCGAACAACGTCAAAGTTTGGATTCTCGTTTGTGAGCGCCTGAGCGAAGTCCAGCGCAACCTGTTGGCGCGTGTCCTTACTGTCAATGTTTTTAACGATGTTAGCAATGAGAATGAAATGCTTGCGGGTCAATGTCCTTCTCCTTTTCTGGGGACACCTTAACAATAGGAACGGATTTCAAAGGGTAAAGGATTCTTTTCAATCCTCTGTTAAACAGGCAACTGCAATCCAAAAGATAAAGGCGGCGAAGAGTGGAGACATTAACTGATTTTCCTCAAGTCTTGGGTGAGATAGCGTCTCAGTCGACCGTTTAGAAGCTGAACATGCCAGACCGGGAAGGGGCGCGGGTCGATATCGTCGACCTGGGTGTCTCTCACCTTCACGATTAGGCCGATTGAATCCTTTGGTATACCAATGGAAGCCCTCGTAATCCTTACCAAGTTACCCGGCTGCACTGATAACCTTCAGATAGTTTTGATTGACTCTCTCTAGCTCGCCATCGTGAGAGGTCCAAACTACGTGTAAAATCACGGGGTTCTCCCTAGCGACCACAACGCCTAAGCGACCAGTGCGCCAGGGCTCAGGCGTTAGCCTAACAATATCACCGACTTGCATTGATTAGTTCCAAGTATTCTTCGCTGAAGAGTTGCGGACGGTCTGTGCCGACCCAAAGTATATGTATATGCAGCGCGTTGAACCTGCCGACCACTAAGCCGACGTCATCTTCAAGCGCGGGGTGGGTGCCTCGACCCCAGGCCGACAACTTAACAATATCACCGACTTCCATTGACAAGCTCCAAAGCGTACCGAGGGCAGGATTTCAGTTCACGGTCTGGCATCGTGGGCCAACGAACATAAACCCGGTCGGCGCGGGTGGACGGACCATCGGGTTGTGCCGTCGGGCCGTCGACCTTTACGATAAGACCAATACCATACAGGCGTGGAGGTTGGACTGAAGCCCTCATCTTTACCAAGTCACCGACTTCCACTGATGACCTCCAAGTGTTCTGAACCAAACTGAACAATCCGGGCGCGGCCGGTCCATATTAGCTCCACCAGCGGCTTCGACCGGTCGGCGCGTACGCGGGGGTGGACGCCAACGATAATCGCTGTTGGGCGTTGACCCTCACCATAGGTTCTGACTACTAAATCGCCAACCTTCATTCTGTCACCTTGCATATGCGAGCAAAAGATTATTGAGGCTGAAAATCGAAATCTGTATCACCAGAAATCGAAACGATACGCCAGTGCTTTCCGTCCATCGTTTCCAGTTCTGCAATATCCGTACCAGCGGGAAAGCGACCGTGCGGCATAGCACCTTTGATATTAAGGACTTTCCAAAGTCGGCCCTGTTCTCTCACTCGATTCTTTCCATGCCTTGTCTTGCCAGAAAGAATAAGAATATCACCTACTTTCACTGATTAGCTCCAAATGGTCTTCTTCGTGGAAAGAAAAATCATCGTTCCATTGAACCCTGTATGATTTCCAGGCGTGAAGGTCATTAACCCCTTGCTCGATAAATGTAATAACGCCGGGGCCATAGTAAACATCTTTTATTCGCCAATCTTCTTTGAGCAGAACAATATCACCGACTTTCACTGAAAACTTCCACATGTGCCAACTGTGATTTCCTGATGTATTGAAATCGACCGTTACGCAGCACAGTTATCTGGTCGGATACGTCGCCCCAGGTCTCCGTCACAAGCATCACTTCCCGTTCGCCCTTTATACGCACCAAATCACCGACTTGCATGCACAACCTCTAGCACATCTCTTTCTGGCAATGAAGTATGTCTTCCATAATAATCTGGTGCGCCAGCCCAATAAACCTTACATCGGATTCCAACACACTCAATGATTACGCCAACATCGCCAACAAAAGAGCCGCTATAGGCCGATCTTTTTATTGCTTCATCGTCAAGCCTAACCAAATCACCAACGCGGGGCTTGTCCATTAGTCGCGCCATCGAAGGTGCTTCGGCTTCTGGTGCTTGGGCTTGCGACGGCGCCCCTTGCGGAAGTCATCGACTCGTTTATGATGGGCACCAGCCTTGCCAGCGTGCATCACTCGTGCGTCTATGCTTGCGTGCTTCATTTCCAGTGCTCCAAATAAAGGGCGTTCATCACATAAATCTCGCCATCGGTGGACAAGACGCGGACAAAAGCAGTGTGCGACGGCTGCGCGGCAGGAGCCGCAAAAGACAGGACCAGGGCCGGTACAATCTCGTTATCGCGAGACATGGTTTTGACCAAAACACCGGGTCTGATTTCATCTGAATGGAGATAAATACTCATTATCTCTCCGACACCTTAACTATAGGAACAGTGGTCGCGCGGTAAAGCTAAAAATAAAGAGAGCGAGTCACGCCGATACCATCGAAGGCCCAGCCTTTTTCTGTAAGGTCGTCGGTATCTTCACCAAGTCGAACAAACCTGAAGTATTCACCCCACTGGTCGTCAGACCCGTCTGGCAGCTTTGGAGGTTCGGCCTCTCCATAATCGGACAGGTCATCGTCTTCTAGCGCGAGGACAAACGCCTGGATTGCCTCCACTTCTGGATATCCTTCATACCACTTGATGTGGTCCCAGAACATAAAGTAATCACCCTCACGGGCATAGCCGGAGGTAAAGGTGTCTGCTTCGTGGCAAAACTCCAATACTTTCGGGTCTTTAGCACAGAGCGCCATAAAAGCAGAAGCAGCTTCCGGCGCAATCGCCAATACTACTTGTGAACGATAACCCATTGATTCTACTCCTCTTTTAGCACCACGCTAACGTCCAAGTTATCTTCAACGAGACAATCCTGGCACTTTGCGTCTTTGAACTCAAACTCGATATTGCCACCATCGGCCCAAGCGTCTTCGCAGTCGCCGTCTTCGTTGAGAATCCAGGTCTCCGGTACGAAGGCGACAACGGTGAACGTCTTGTGCTCTGGATTGTTTGGGCATGTAAGTTTCATTATTGCCTCTGCCTCTCGTAACTAAGTCATTTTCCGTCATCCCACAAACGCCAACCTGCTGCGCTAACTGACTGTTCAGCGGCGCCGTCGATTTCTCGTCGCTTCGCGTGTGAGGCAAAAACTTCAGTGCCATCCGGCATACGAATGAGGTACTGCGAGCCTCTAATGTGTTCAAGCACAAGGGCGCCCTCAAAACTTTTCTGTGTGATTAAGGAGCCTTCGAGTGCTCGACGTTCGCGAGCAAACTGTGCTCGGTCTTCTGGCGAGAGCCGTTTCTTTTCGTAGTTCTTACCCATAATGTCTTCCTTTTCGAACGGAGACCAGTATTCGTTGAGATTCTTGTCGAGATATTCTGACTTGTAGTTATCAGTGTTGAACTTGAAGTCTTTGAGATACCTAGAGATATCATCGTTCCACTTGAGTTTCTTCAAGTTACTTCTCCTTCCAAAAATCAGCTATAGCTATCCAGTCGACGTTGGTCAAACTGAAGCCGTCAGGCGTCTTATCTTTCCAGAGATAGTAGCAGAAGTTCTCAAACTGAGATGGATCCGTCATTTTCAGCGATTGGGCGAGGCTTCGAGCATGCTCGTTATTTGTCAGTTGGGCTGCAACAGCCCATGTAGCCTGGTTTGCCCAGCCTTTATGTTTTCCCTCGTCTATCACGCTTCAACTATAATCACGAGTCTTCAGCAGTAAAGGTCGGAGATGGATTATTCAGCACATTTCCTGCAAACCCTATAGGTTGCTTGGCTTCTGGCGTATTTCGTACTGCCATTACTACTGCGGCTTTATGAGCCTGTTTAATCGTTTCAAAGGTCAGACAGGCTTGTTCCAGACCGGCAGCACAGGAATATAGAATGTTGATTAGCCTTTTCATTGACTAAATCCAGTCAGGGTCATAATCGACCGAGCCGGTTGTCTCGAATCGTCTAGCCCAATCGTCATCACCGTAATATGAATCAAGATAGGCAAAATCCAAGTCATCATACTCATAATGTTCTTCTGCACTTGGACCGTCCTTTTCTGGATATGTATCTTCGTTGGTTAAATCAACCATATCATCTCCTCTACTTGTCAATGATAACAACACGTTCATTGGTTTTGAAATATGGATTGGCACCGTTACGGGAATCAGTCATCCACATACGCGGGCATTTGCTCGGCTTTGGCTTTGGCGCACACATATCAGTCAGACAAATGTGACCGTCGTACTTACCCTTATTGACAAACTTAGTCGGCGCATTGAAACACGTACCACCGTAGAGCACCCGCTCTTTCTTGCGGCGCTCGCCCTTTTTCCAAACGTAAACCTTATCCTCGGCAACCTTTGTGTCGAAAGGAATCACAGTAAATGTAGCAACGTCAGCTAGCTTGTTAAGCTCAGAATAAAACGCTGCCAGCATTTCATCGGAGACGGAACCAGACTGGTCAATGCTGATTGCGATATTGGCAACACGCTCGACCTTGCGGCCGGGATGAATGTAGGCGTAACGCTTATTCAGACGTCGCGGGGTGCTGCGCTTATTGGACCGCTGAGAGCACTTGACAAACCATCGAAGCACCTTGCGCCAGTCGACCTTCGTCGACAACTTGTCCATGATTTCTCTACGCACAGACGAAGACACGGAGCCCCATGAGTTAGACTTTGCAGCCTCGTTGGCGGCATCCTTCATCGCCTCCTTCAAACGCTCTTTCGCTATTTCTTTGGTAGCCTCGTCGCAGGCGTCGCCGCCCCACTGACCATGGCTGTCAAACTGACCGGCATTATCAGGGTCGAAACCTTCGCCCTTCTCACCGTCGTCACCTCCACCATTCTGGTCGTCATCAGCCTTTTGCTTCAACTGCTCGTAATACCATTCGCCAGTCCGATCGGGAGGCAAATCCTCAAAGGGTCCAGAGCCGGGAAAGCAGCACATTTCTGGCAACTTATCCTTGCCAATCAAACAGTTGATTGAAAGGTCAGTTGCGATATTCCACAACTTGAAAAGCTGCATCTTGTCTTTCGGCACATTACCATTGTTGGTAAAAACACCAGCAAGCTCATCGGGCAGTCGTCCGGTGACGTGCTCAAAAATCAGATGATAAAACTCGTGGACAAGCACACCAGACCTTTGAGCGTCAGTCAGACCTTCAAAGAAGTCTGGATTATACATCATCTCGAAATATCCGGTGTCGGGATTAACACGTACACCGGCAGTCGGGATGCCCTTGAACTCCTTCTTCTCGATACGACGAGAAAGCGCAGCAAAGAAAGGCTCACGCTGTAGGAGTCGGAAGATGTGGTCGTTTAGAACAAACATTGTGACCTCCGTTACGCTATAACTATAGGAACGGCTAAAAGATGGTAAAGAAAAATGATGACAGGGGGGCTGTTTACTCACAGTGCAGCCTTGCTATCTAGTTTTTTGATTTATGGGATCGATCCCTCCGCCGAAACTAGCAAAGTGGCGGGTTTAGTTAATAAACTCCCCTGTCATCGCCTCACAAAACTCTAAGAATCCTTGCCCGTGAGCATTTGAACCATTCGCGCCGAGACCTTTGTTCCGTCCGTCGCAGAAGCCTTATGCAGGCCAATCACGTTAGCGTTGTCACCCTTACCGAGTACGGTCCACAACTTCATCGCGGCCTCGGATGGCAGAATCACGAAGTAGTTTGCCAGGTTTTGAATCTGGTTATCCTGAAGTTCGCTGGCAAACGTGTCGCTAGCTTCCATCTTTTCGATGAGAGCACAGTGCTCGTTGATACCAAAGTCCTCTGTCTTGGCGACCTGTCCATCATCGAGAATCATCGGGATGGTCACTTGGCGCTCGTAGTTCTGTGCAAAGTCATTGAACGCGACGGCGGCTTCCATGCCAACGAAGGCGGCAGACAAATGATAAACGCTAGCATCACCCTTGGTATCTGGCGTGAGAAATCCAGCACTAGCCAGACAATCATTCAGACGCTTCCAAGAGCGACGGGACGGGTAAACCTTGTTAGGCTCGTAATCCTCGGCATGCTCCAGATGTGAACGATTCTGATTGATGAAGTCCCAAACGAGACCATCGACATTATCCTTTGCCCAATCAAGCCAATCCTCGACGGTGGGCTCAACGTCAAACACGGTCCAGCGGTCAAGCTCGGCAGGGTCCATTTCTCCAACCTGATACTGCGAACCATGCTCGCCACCATTGACAGCGGCAACGATAACGGTATCGGGATGGATGGGCTTGCCAAACAACTTGCGAGAATCCGTAAGCTCGAAGAGGCCTTGGCGTACCTCGTTGACGGCTCGGTCAACCTCATCGAAGAAGAGGACCACGGGCTTGTCACAAGCCTCCTGAAACCAGTCAGGAGGACAGAAAGAAGTGACATCGCCGTCAGTCTTAGGAAGGCCAATGAGATCGCCCTCAGTCATCTGAGATGCGCGTCGTTCGACGACGGGCAGATCGAGATCTGTAGCAATCTGATATACGACCTCGGACTTGCCAACACCGTGGCGTCCGCGAAGCAGCACAGGCTTGCGTACCGCGATAACGTGCGGGGCAACATTTCGGAATGTCTTGAAATCAACAGCCATTGTATTCTCCTATACTAAATAGTGGCTCGTCTTACACAACAAAGATAAGAACAGTTGAAAGGGAGTAAAGAAGTTTTTTACACAGGCTTCACAAGGACCGCATGGCCCAAAGTAATGCCGGTAAAAACAGCGTAACAAACAGTCAAAGTAACAAAATCCATAATACCCTCCTATAAGTCTATGGAAATAGTGGTTTTTTCAGTACATCCGACAGGACTCGAACCTGTGACCCTCGGCTTAGAAGGCCGATGCTCTGTCCAACTGAGCTACGGACGCTTAATGGTAGCATCGGAGGGACTCGAACCCTCAATCCCAAAGGGCGACGGATTTTAAGTCCGTTGCGTATACCAGTTCCGCCACGATGCCTCAACACCCAAACTATAAGAACCAGTTTGGACAAGTAAAGCTACTAATCCGTGGCCCACTCGTATCGGATGATGCGACTGCTGCCACAAGCCACGCAGTTAGCGTCGCAAGCAGGACGGGAGGAGCCTGGCTTTCTGTAGTATTTACAGCCACATGAGCCACAGTAGTAGTTGTGGGGCTTCTCTTTCTTCTTAGGGGGTGGCTTAAACATATTAAATCCTTGCCTTCTTTAGCCATCGAACCTCGGTCTCGATAGTTTCAGAATCACCAACCGGCAGTACAATCACAGGTACTGCACCTTTTGCGGCACCAGCAACTTTGTCGGGATAGTCAATAATCATCACCATTTTATCGCGGTGATTTCTCATCTTGTGCCCGGTCACTACCGTTCGGACGCGGGCTATCGTTCCCACAGGAAAAGTAGGAACGGAAGCCATATTATCAAGCACCTTGGCAACATACTTGTTTTCAACCATTGCGCGATACTGCTTCTCAGTTGGAACAAGGCTGTCATCGCCCAAAACACGATGAGCAAGATCCGCAAAGTACGGAGGATTATTCAAGTAATAGCGAGCAGCGACGCGCATCTTATCGCGCATCTCCTCGGAAAAACTATCATTCCAAGCCTTTCGGGCAGCTTGAACGTCAGGGTCTAGCTTCTTTTCAACACGTTGAAGAATCGACTCCTGCTTGCCAGTCAGACTTCCGTAGCGCTTAACACCATCCTTAATAGATGAAAGAAAATCTCTTTCCCAGACGGAAAGACCAGAATCATTGGCAAGAATCTTGTCAATACGAACAATAAGTTCAGGATTTGCCTTTTCTCTGCGTTGTCGCATAACAGTCTCTCGTCGGTGTGCGCCAGAGTTCCAACCCATTTTTCTCTCCGTGTCCTGGGTACGCTTAAACTATAAGTACGATTCTTTTTAAGTTAAGAAGTTACGTGAGAAACAACCATTAGTTCCCAACTTTCACGCACTTGCAGGCGTTCGATTGGCCCCTTCCATGAGGCGCGCGGGACGAGGGGCTCCCTACAAAGCCAATGAACAACAATATCATAGCGTTCTTCTTTCCACTGAGATAAGAGTTTGGCATGATGTTTTTCTTTAATATGCTTTTTACCAATCACTATGCCATGGATGGGGTGACCCCAGCTATCCGGTCGATATGCCTCGCGAACAATGGCACCGGTCTTGAGTTTTCGAGCGGCTCTAATATCCATTAGCGGCGCCGTCCTTCAATAAAATCAGCCTTGTCACGAGAAAAACTATCCTCCCACGAACGACGTTTATCCGCATTATCGCTCATTTGATCGGCAGTTAAAGGCTTAACATCATTATTGAAAATAGCCTTTTCGGCCTGAAAAACTGCTTCTGCCAGCTGTTTCCGATTGTTGTTCTGAAGTGCAACCTCGGTACGCTCAATAGCTTCCGGTGCAGTACCGGAAGTACGGTCGAGAATACGATTTGCAACAGAAAGAAAAGCCTCAAGTGATTCGCGAGGAATCGTGATTGAATCGTCCATTAAAATCTCCGTGAAAAAACTATAGGAACGAGACCCCGAGAGTAAAACTATTCGTCATCGTATTCGATACCATGGTAATCATACGGACGCTCTTTCTCGAACAGACCACGCTCCACAGCGGCGACGAGACAGCCTGCCATAGTCAGAAAATCATCGGGAAACGAAGTCTCGACGGGCGAAATAACTTCAAAGCCTCGTTCCTTGTTTCGCGACCGAGCGCTATCCTCAACGTCGTTGATATTGATCAACTCTGGCTTGAGCATGTTTGAGAACCTTTCGCCGTCGGGGTAGTGCTCATCTGGCGTAATGTTCGTGGCATAGATGATCTCATTGCATTGCAGATTTTCGCCCAAAGCACACTCATGGGTAAGCCTAGCCCAATCGATTCTATCGACCATCGCCAAAACACTATTGTCACCTGTGCGCCAAGAATGTGCGTGACCGAGAGCGCCGACACCCAATCCGGCTTCGGCAAATCGCTCGGCAAACTTCTCGCGCGCCGCAAGAGCCTTGGTGGCAAAGTCATTCATATCATTCTTCTTATACCCGCAAGAGCGACGATTGTGTCCATATCCAGTGCAGTAAGAACACTTGCGATTCTTGCCACGATTGGCTACCTTGTTCAACTCAGCCTTGTGGCGATCGAGATAGCGCTGTGCTGACCTGCGTTCCCAATCCTCTGTGAAGTTATCTTCTGCAAGTCGGTGTTCATATCCAGCAATCTGGTCCAGGTGATTCTGCTTCTTCGCCTTGCACGAACCCTTGTTGTGACCCTTTTCATAGCAGTAGCCACAAGTTACAGTGCGCTTCCAGTTTCCATTTTCATCAGTATAATACGACATTTCAACCCTCCGTTGTGTCGTTTACAGTATAAGTATAGTTACGCAGCTTGAAGAGTCAAGAGCGCATCGAGCATATTAACAGTTTTTGGGGATCCGCCGCCCACTGGATGGACCCAACACTTTGAGCCCCACGGACTATAAATGTTTGTACCCTTTTCGCACAGGGCAGCTAAGACTTGGCAGATATCAACATCTTCCAAAATATATTCTGGGGTTTCGTCGTCGAAGGCTTCGGGGTTGTTAAAGGCCACTCCAGCTTCAACCAGCAAAATCATCATATGCTCGGTTAGTTCTTCTCCAGAGATGGGCGCGTCAGACCAACAGTTCTCCGTAAAATACTCATGGCACGAGGAATCTTCGATGACGGCCTGCATTTCAACGTAGCCGTTTTTAATCTCGATGAGTTGCATATCAACTCCATTGTCATACCAGTTAAGATATCTGTGAGTAAAGCAGTTAATCACTTTCTCGTAGATATCCTTGCCATACTTGGGCTTAAAGATCCAAGATGATTGCATGTTTTTTACCCGCTATTTTGTGTAGGTTTTAGTGTGAGTGCATCGCACTTCACCAGTTGAGCCAATATGCTTGCATGTTTCTTGATGATGCGCGCGAGTGGGTTTAATGCCAACTGACGGCATTGGAACATAACAACCGTAAGTTAAAACTGAGTATATCAAAACAAAAATAATCTTCTTCATTATTTTCCCTATGTGTGTGAGTAAAAAAATATGGTTGACCCGGTGGGACTTGAACCCACGACTCCCACCTTATAAGGATGACGCTCTAACCTACTGAGCTACGGGTCAGTAATCTGTCTACGCCCCAACTATAGGAACCAAAAGATCCTGGTCAAGACTCAGAAATAAGAAGTAGTGTTTCTTCTCGTCGACTGTGCTCTTCGCCTTCAAGTATATATAATCTAACAGATTTTCCATCTCGTTCGCTTTCAATGACCTCTACAATCATTTTGGCCGGATAGATTTCTTTGTAGTTTGAATAGCTTGAAGGTATTACTAAATCACCGACTTTCACTGATCAGCTCCAGCTCTTCGACGCGGAATACGCACCTGCCGCCAGTGCTAGTCAGCATTACCTCTACGCGGTGGATCCAGTTAGCGGGTGATGGTTGGAAGATGTTTGTCACCAGTCCCTTAGTACGACCGTAGTTTCCTATTGTGGAATATGCTTCGCTCGCCATAACCAAATCACCGACTTTCACTGAAATACTCCTTTAAGACTTCTTCCATCGCATCGTGGACTCGCCTCTCAAGATCGATAGCTCGTAGCTTGTCCAAATCTAAGTCGAATGGAATATCTACTCGGCACTCAACAACACTTGGTCCGATTGAAATATGGTAGTGTGCGCCAGGAGTCTGGCATTTATGTTCCCTCACCTACAACCTCGATAAACTTTTCGTCCATTGGACCTCCGTAATGGAAGTTCGCGGACGGGAGTGGGTGCAAGTCCCAGTAAGCTGTTCGTCCAACATAATCGTCATCCATCTTTGCCCTACCAAGAACAATATAGTAACCAACTTTCGCTGGTAAAACTTGTACTAGGTCACCCACTTTCATTAACCAACACCATGCGAGGCTCAACCGTCCACACGGGATCCTCTCCTTCGATAGTCAAAGATTGAATCTTCCACCAACGATTGCCAAACTTGCAGCCTCTATCTCTCTCGACCAAAATGTAATAACCATCTTTTTCAAGTAAAGTAACTAAATCACCCGCCTTCATAAATCACCCGCCTTCATTTTATATACATATACGTGATCATATCGTCGGCTTCTTCGATAATATCACCCGAAGGGAACCACTTAACTTCGTAAGATTCCTCTTCAAAATCACCGTCGGCCGATGGCACGCGGCGCAGAACTATTCCAACATTCCATTCGTATATTTCTGCTGCTGAATATCCAATACCACTGATCAGATTTTTCTTCTCGCTTGGAGAAAGTTTAACTAAATCGCCAACTTCAAACTTTGTCACAAATAACCTCAACGCAATGCGATGGTGTCCAGGCTTCTTGTGGACCGTATTCGTCGGAAAACCAATAAATCCAAGCGCCTGGGCAGCTGCCTTCTCCATGTTCGATATCGTGCAAGTTTAAGACAATCCCTGTATGACCAACAAAATATGCACGGCCAGGGTTAGACCATCTTACTAAATCACCGACTTTCACTATGGATTCCCCATAGTATTTTCGTCTTCTTCTGGTTCGGGCGTGTGTCTCAAGTCTTCGATACTGTGATATTCATTAAAGTTTCGATCGCCAAATCGCACAACGGCTTCCGGGGGACAGGTGTCGACGCGCATAACAAGTCCCGGCACAGCACAATCGTCACGAATGTCATCGGCATGCCAGACCAAATCACCTACTTTCACTTACAGCCCTCGCACCTACCTTTAAGATAGTCCGCGACTATATCACCAATGACATCCATCACGGCTTCAAAATCATCTTCATCGTCAAGGCAGCGCGCCGAACATCTCTCAGCTAGAGCATCGCGTATAGAATCTTTAAGATTAAAAAAATCACCCGGCTTCATTTAGAACCTCCAGCCAACCAGCGAGCATACAATCTCGGCCCCCACCTTCTTCTGCTAAGTGTGCCGGTGAAACCCAACGAACCCACCAGCGATGTACACGCCGCTTGTGTTGCCGGTATACAATGCCGATCGGGTAGTATTGCTCGCCTCCAATATCGTCTGGTCCCCAAGGGTCAGCACTTTTTACCAAGTTACCGATTTTCATATTTTCTCCAGCCATCTGTAACTGTTCCAAGATTCTTGTGGACAGCCCCTTGGAGGGTTACACCAGTATACGAAATATCCGCATCTGTCCTCCGCGATCGCGTTTAAGTCTACCTCAACTATAATCCCCAAGCCGCTGCGGTCAAGGGCATGCGTATTATTTACCAAGTCACCGACTTTCATCGAATGGTCTCAACTCGTTGGGCATATAACCATAAACTGTACGTGGAGTGTCACCGCCGAAAAGAGACCAATGCACATCGATGAGTGTTATCCCATTGTGCTTTGACACCCTTACAACAATACCAGTCGACGTGCGCGTGTAGCCGGGTCGATCGCGATGGCGCACCAAATCACCGATTTTCACTTAACATCTCCAAAAGTTCGTGGTCGAGAGGATACAGCCCACTGTGTTCGGATTTGCCAAACCAGTGAATGATAGCCTGACCTCCCCACTTATCCTCGTCTATTTCTATAATGATGCCGACGTCTTTCGCGTGTGGGTGTATCCACTTAACCAGATCACCGACTTTCATTGATAACCTCTATTTCGTTCTCAGTAAAAGGATAGGGACTAGACCAGCCTTGGTAAAGCACTAAATAGTTAGTTGACCAAGCACCGGCAGGCACGTATTGCACATCTTTGATTCCAGTGATCACGCCGATTTTACCAGCGTTGTGATTTTTGGTAATACGAACCAAGTCACCGACTTTCATTGATAACCTCCAGTATACACAACTGATAATGACCAGCCGCCGTGTATTTGCAAGCCCACTCAACATAGGCAGAGCCCTGACAAGGCTGCGAAGGGTGCGGCGGCTCAGGTAAATCCTTAAAGCGCAATACAATACCGAAAGGGCCACTGACCCTGTGGCCTGTAAACTTTACCAAATCACCGACTTTCATACTACAACCATAGAAACCAAAAAATTAAAGTCTAGGCTTTTTGGATTATTGTTACTAAGCCTTCAGCCAAGGCATCTTCGCCAAGGTCACAGACGTAGGAAATACTCGGCCACTTTATCTTCCACGAGGGCATCACACCATCTGGGTATTCCGCAAGTTCGCCGACTACGCCCACTTCATAGCCAGAACCAACGGACACAACAAGGCCTATCTCACCGTCATGCGTATCTTGAACCAAATCACCGACCTTCACTGATGACCTCAATATTCGCCTTGAAAGGGAGCGTGACTTTCCCGTCGGGCCACAGTACCTCACACGCTTCACTACTATGTGACCATGCCTTTACGATAATCCCATAGACCTTTTCAATACCAGGGATGGGTACAGTGCGTCTTACCAAATCACCTACTTGCATTGATAACCTCTATACTACTTCGGTACTCAGGCATTGCATATGACACCGCCCATCTTTCGTCTGTCCATTCTGAATCGTACTTGTTCCACAATACAACAGGGTCATTATCTTCATCGTAGTCTACAATCACGCCCACATATCCATCATTTCTTCGCGGACCGTGGACTGGTATGACCAAATCACCGACTTGCACTGACAAGCTCCAAGGCGTATTTGGCGCAGCTTCCCGGCTCGCGGTCTGGCATTGTCGACCACTTGACCCGGCATCGTCTGGCCTGAGCCTCTACCGAGATAATGATTCCAATACCATACATTTGCGGTGGTGCTACGGCTGGTCTCATCTTTACCAAATCACCGACTTTCACTGACAATCTCCAGGCCAATAGTATAGTTGTCTGCATCTTCAACTGTGCCGTCATCGAGCCATCTTATCAATGTCTCGTAGGACTCGACACAGATGACGAGAGCAAGGTATCCGTTATGCTCTACCAAATCACCTACTTTCATTAACAATCTCGCAGGCTTCTTTGACATATACCTTGGTGAACCACTCGATTCTTCCGTTAGGACACAGTATACCATATGGTGTCCGACACGTATCGTCTTTAATCGTTACCAATAAGCCCATTTCAGAATACTCACTGTCTTTTATCAAATCACCGACTTTCATAGTGATACTCCACATCGTCAGATTCTATTCCTTCGATTTCTCCATCGGACCACAAACATTCGAGCCAAAAGTTTTGTTTCAAGGGTCCGTGACCGGCAGGTATACCTGAAACATCTAGAATGATAGCAAACTCGCCACCACACTTTATCAAATCACCGAGTTTCATTAACTTTCTCCAAAATAATCCGGTCATAGAAAGCGCCTCGTTTTTCTCGCTTATCCACAGCAACACTTTCAACACCTTCCATTGAAAAATGGTGTAGTGTACAAAGAGCCCTCAAGACCTCAAATATATCAGCTGCCTCTTCGTAAGAAGGATTCTCGATAAACTCTTCAAGCTCCTCTTGCATTTTCTTACACAAAAAATCTTGGTATTCGTCTAAGCCAGCGATGTGATAAACACACGTTTTCCCACCATCTTCAATAATCTTTGGGATGCCGTCTCTAACTAGCTTCACTTATAACCTCCAACTCATATTCGCTCCACCATCCAATCTCTTTCTTCCAGTGAACCTCAAAAAATACTATACCATAGTCATCTTCATAGGCATCTAAAACAATACCATATTTACGCTCTTCAAAATCAGCACCAAGCACATTGGTGATGCCAGGACGTAATCGAACAACATCACCGACCTTCACTTACGACCTCCAAAAAATCGCAGCGGGCGAACAGTGTTGGCTTGTGGCAACCAGCCCACAAGATGTAGGGGCTCCAACCCCAGGATCCGCAGCGCATAACGAGGCCGATATCATCGGGTGTTCGACCATAAGTTTTGCATACTCCCGATTCAATCCTTACTAAATCACCGATCTTCATGCCCTGCTCATAATGTGAAACATATCGTCAGCGCTCACAAAATCTTCAGCGTTCCAGGGGTCTGTCAAAGTTTTGTTAGCAACGCTCCAGACAATTTCAACCATAAGTCGATAATCATCGAAATATGTTCTTAGCACAATACCAATATCGCCATCGGAACACCCAATCATATCGCCGGTATTCGGATATCCTGGGCCGTTATTTACGTCCATAGATATATTCATCTTTTTGTTTCCGTGCCAATTGCTTGAATCTGTACTCAGCCTTCTGGGCTGAAGATCGATCTTCGAAGACTGTCTGATAAATCAACTCAACAGGTCTTCTTGTCTTCGTATATTTCGCGCCTGTAGACAAAGCGTTGTGCTCTTTAAGGCGCCGGGTAATATCCGTTGTTACACCTGTATAATAAGTACCATCGGCGCAAAGTAAAACATAAAGGTACCAGTTTTTCATACAGCACTGATAACCTTAAACAAGGGAAAGCCACTTCGACTTTTGATAGCGACGAAGCACTCACCAATATTGTCCCTACGTTCGGCGAAAATGCGATCGCCTTCGGCATTATACATAGATGGGCGCGGGCCTGTGCCATCGAGCCAAAAAACTTTCACCATCTCTGTTTCCTTGAGATGGTCGAGCCATGTGTTTTTGGCAAAGCCCAAAACCAGTGCTCGATGAGTCGATCCACCTGAGTTGAACCAAACCAAATCGCCCGTGTTGATATTCAAAACCCACCCTTGCCCCGCCACTTCTCTTGTGGCTCAACACACTTCTACATATATGTAGTCACAACTTATCTAGGATCAACAGTAAAAATTAATTTGTACAATTAAAATTCTATATGTCGGCCTCACACATAAGTTGTCCAGGCCGTGCGCATGCGTTTTCGCCACTTGATCGAGCCGTCCAGACACTTAATATAGATATAGTCCACGCCGTCGGCTTCGGGATCATATGCGTAATCTGGTGTGTCATCAGACAAAAATTCAGACTCGTCCGTTTCGGGAGAAAAAAGACGATAGCCTCCGTGCGTACCTGCGACTACGATATGGTCATATAGCTGCTCATGGGAACAAAATTTTATTTGCTTCAACATATGATCGGGATATCCATCATAGTGACAGTAGACACCGATGTAATCTCCGTCTTCTTTTTCAAGAAACAAAGTGCTAGACGTACCCATTTAGGCCGCGCTCGTCGAATCTAGTTTTTCAGATATTTCAACCAGAAGCCTTCTGATATCGTCGATTCTCTTTTCTAGTTTTTCTTGTTTTTCGGTCTGAATAGCAGTTCTGAGAAGATAGAGTTGCTTCTTCGCTTCCGTTAGTTTGTCATCGACCGGATTTGGAACATAAATTCTAGGCATCTTAAAGTGTCCTCCTAATGTATACAGTAGTCTCCATCGTACTCCCAGGAACAGCTATCGCCCCAGATACACCATTCTTCTACACAATCCCATCCTACATCCCATGTGCAGCAGTCTATGCCGTATTGGGGGCTCGACGCGCAAGCTTGCGGGAGATAATTATATGGTTGAGAATATTCACATATATGGTAATCCATATATAAGGGTGGATAAATAGGTGTCTCGTACCCAAGTGAATCTGGCATACTGGTGTCGATGCACCCGTACATAAACAAAAATACAATAAAAAATAAATAACGCATAACTTTCCCCCCTGTGTCCTGGGGGCCTCGAAACTAAAATAGATACTATTTCTCTTTCGTCAACAAAATAATTGAATTATTGGTTTCTTCGTGAAGCTCTCCAGAAGGAAACCATCGTACAAGATATTGAAATAATGAAGTTTTTTGTTTTGGATGTGCTTCAATAACCAGCCCATAATTCCAGTCATCAAAGGCTGTCAGTCCGGCGTCTTCTTTCAATATCTTTCTTTCAGAAGACGACAGGGTTACCAAATCGCCAACTTTAAATTTCATTTCTTCTTTTTTCCAGAAAGCAAATTTGCCAATTTAAGTCGCTCGTGCATTTTCAAATTTTCAGAAAGCATTTCCTGAAATTCTTCAGACAACTTAATCAATATATTCATAGCACTAACATCAAGAGTAAAGACATTTCTTTTTTGCATAGCAGCAACCTTGTTTCTCGCCTCGTTTAAAAGATCAAGCCGCTTTTGAAACTTTCTTTTTTCCACTGTGCGGCCTCCATTTTTAAACTTTGTATTTACTGTCAGAAAAAAATATCTCTACATTTGAGAACTGTTCCTCAATGAATTCTGTAAATTGCTTTTCACCTTTAAATTCATATAACTCACCGTTATTAAGTAGTTTCCAGGTTTCCAAATTGCGTAAAATATCAACTTTGTTCAAGACAAGCTTATTGATACCATTGATATTTATTGCACGCCGAAGGGTATTCAACTCCAAAAAATTACATTGACGGGGGCGGCCAGTTGTGGCTCCGTATTCTTCCCCCGCCTCACGTACGCGAGCAAAAAACTCTACTTGCTCTTTTGGCTCAAATTGTTTTGAGCCAACATAAGTTTCGTATACTTTTCCTACTCCCCATACATCGCGTATCCAAGTGTGAGGAACAGCATTTAAAAGTGCCCCTGCGGTGCCGACGTGGCTAGAAGTAACAAATGGATAATCGCCCCAATCAATATCCAGGCTGAATCCCTGCGCTCCCTCACATAAAACTTTAACCGATTTGTCTCCATGAAATTCCTCATATAAATCAACTATATACGGCCTTAAAGAAGGCACGTCTTTTGCTTGTATGCCGACTCTTGCGTGCTTATCGCGGTAGGCCGGTCCATTTCCTCGTTTTGTTGTTCCAATTTTTGTCTCGTAATTCTCTTCCATAATGTGAAGGTCTGTAATCACATGTGTGTTGTGGGCAATAAAAACCTTACCATCGGTGTCAATTCCCCCTTCTTTAAGTTCTTGTAGTTCTTTAAAAAATTGTGGAGGACTCACAACACATCCAGGGCCTATAATTGATTTAATTCCATAAAATACTCCTGCTGGGATATGGTGTGTTACGAATTTACGACCTTCGTGATAAATCGTATGGCCGGCGTTGCATCCGCCGTTAAATCTTAGTACATGCGTATAATCCTTACACTTGCATAAGTAGTGTGTTACTTTTCCTTTCGCCTCGTCTCCATGTTGTACTCCAATTACCACATCTGCTAACACTATACATCTCCAATGTAAAAAAACCCACCCTTTCCCGCTTCATCTGGTGAAGCCACCGCAACTCTGCCACTTACAAAATACTTACTAATGTAATATAGAATGGAACTGAAAAAAGTAAAATCTTTTTGTAAAAATTATCGCCACTATAGCGTACATAATCATTCATCTATTTATCCTCCTTGAAAATCATATTTGGTACCCCCTGTAGGGATCGAACCTACGACCTGCGGATTAAGAGTCCGATGCTCTACCAACTGAGCTAAGAGGGCATTTAAGCGTACTCGGCATCAATGATATCATCATCGCCGCTTTGGGACGGCGGGACGTCTTCCTGTTGGCTTTCTTCTTTTTGTGCCTCATACAAAATCTTGCTTGCCGCATGAACCGCCTTTTCTAAGTTGGTATACGCGGCTTCGTAAGCTTCCGCATTTGAATTTTGAACTGCATTTCTTACTTCTTCCATGGACGCCTCAACCTGCTGTCTGGAGTCGTCATCTAATTGATCCTTATTCTTGATAACACTTTCTGCCTGAAAAATTAAAGTATTTAGCTTGTTCGTCCACTCAACCTCGTGCCTTTTCTTTTTGTCTGCCTCTTCGTTTTCTTTTGCGTCTTGTACCATACGATCGATATCGGCATCGTTTAGCCCACTGGCATCAGCTATTGTTATATCCTGCTCTTTTCCAGTGGCTTTGTCTTTGGCAACAACACTCAAGATGCCGTCTGCGTTAATATTAAAAGTTACTTCAACTTGAGGTACGCCCCGGGGAGCCGGGGGAATTCCGTCTAGAGTAAAATTGCCCAGAGTTCTATTATCGGAAGCCATTTGGCGCTCACCCTGTAGTACATGAATAGTGACCGCTAGCTGATTGTCATCTGCCGTGGAAAAAATTTGTGACTTTTTTACCGGTACCGTTGTATTTCTTTCAATCAAAGCCGTGCATATGCCGCCTAAAGTTTCAATACCCAGACTCAAAGGTGTTACGTCCAATAACAAAACATCACTTACATCGCCAGACAAAACACCTCCTTGTACAGCGGCGCCAAGAGCAACAACCTCATCTGGATTGACACTATGACTAGGCTCTTTCCCAAAGAAATCTGTTACTCTTTTGGCAACCAAGGGAATTCGTGTCGAGCCTCCGACGAGAAGTACTTCGTCGATATCTCCAACTTTCTTTCCGGCATCTTTTAGCGCCTTCCTGCACGAAGTAAAAGTCTTTTTAACCAAGCCGTCGATCATCGTTTCAAATTTCGATCGCTCAATGCTAACGGTCAGGTGTTTTGGACCGGTCGCATCAGCGGTTAAGAAAGGAAGATTGACCTCTGTTCTAACGGTAGAGCTTAGTTCCTTCTTGGCTTTTTCTGCGGCTTCTCTGAGACGCTGCATGGCCATAGGATCACCCGAAATATTAATACCAGTGTCTTTCTTAAATTCTTTAAGCAAATGCTTAATAATCTTTTCATCAACATTATCTCCTCCCAGGCGTGTATCACCAGAAGTCGATAGTACTTCAACGATATCCTCGCCCACTTCTAAAATAGACACATCAAAGGTGCCGCCGCCAAAATCATATACAGCAATAACCTGATCGGACTTGCTTCCAAGACCATAAGCCAAAGCTGCAGCAGTCGGCTCGTTGATAATGCGCTTAACTTTCAGACCAGCAATCTTTCCAGCATCGCGCGTCGCTTGCCGTTGGCTATCATTAAAATAAGCCGGCACAGTAATAACTGCTTCTGTTACTTCGCCTCCAAGATACTTTTCAGCTGATCTCTTCAGCTTCTGCAACACTTTCGCACTCAATTCTGGCGGGCTATATTCTTTTCCAGAAACCATAATTGAAGCCTGTCCAGAAGCGGCACGTGCCACTTCAAAGGGCATATTTTCTGCCGATTCCTTTACTTCGTCATAGCTCGAACCTATAAAACGCTTAACTGAATAAATAGTTTCCTTGGGTTTTACAACTGCTTGGCGGCGCGCGGTGGCACCCACCAAAACTTCTTCGTCGTTTCCAAAACCAATCACTGAAGGAGTTGTTCTACTGCCTTCCTCATTTACAAGAACCTTGGGTTCTCTACCTTCCATAACGGCTACACACGAATTCGTGGTACCTAAATCAATTCCAATAATTTTTGACATATTTCATTTTCTCCTGTTTTGAATCGCATATGTTTTCTGGATCCAATCATACATCGCGATTCCAGAACTCGTGCCTACGTTTAAACTTCTGACCGAGCCATACTGCGGTATATTAACACAATAAGCACATTCTTTTAAAAGTAAAGGAGAAATTCCTTCACCTTCTTCGCCAAAAATCATTAAAGCGTTATCAGGCCACTCAAACGTCTCCATCGGTACGCAACAATCCAAATTATTGTCAAGCCCAACAAAAACATATTTTTCCTTTAGCTTCATCAATTCTTCAAAATCGTTAAGATAATTTAAATCTACGTAATGGTGTGTACCTACAGTACCTCGTCGATCAAAGCGTTTACGACCAATGTAAAATACCTGTGAAGCATTAAAAGCATTGGCGTTTCTAATCATCGTACTGATATTAAAATCGCCCTTCCAGTGTTCCATCAAGACTGCGAACGGGTGTGCCTTTGAACGCAAATCTTTTTTAATCTCTTCAACACTCCGCGACTTATATTCGTCGGTTACATTGTATTTCCAAGCACTTAGGCGCTCTTTATCAATTACATTCATTTTGAAACGTATTCCTGTGAAAATCCAACATAGTTTCAGCAGCCAACTGCCGGCTAGCATGCCCATTTAGATTAGCCGAGGGATTGTTTCCAATTTTAACAATTGGAATATATGTGACAGCATATCTTTGCCCGGGTGACATTTTTAATGATTTGTCCGCACGATAAGGCGCCCAATCAATATCTTTATTTTCCTTTAACAAAGAAAATATTTCACCAAGAAATATTCCATCGTACCAGACGCTTAAACGGCCCGTATGTTGTTGTTTCTTAAAAACAAAATTCATTTTGCCTCATTTAAAATCTGGCGTAGGTATGCAAGTTTCTGGATCAATTGTGACCTCATCATTCTCGTGAGCCTCAATAAATTTTTGAGCCGCCTTCTTGTTGCGAAAATTTGTGAGATAAATCATTTTTTCACCAGCCTGAAGAATCACTTCATAACATCCATGGCGTGGATGATTGATTTGATAATTACTGACTTCCTCATTTTCCTTAAACCTTTCAAAGTTTTTCGGTATCTTGGCTCTACGCTTTTTCATATGTCAATTATAATAACGCCGCGATCATCGTCAAGATTTTCTTCTTCTTGCTGCTGTTCATTTTCCTTGAGCCATTGAACATATCTTTCCCGCTCTTCCTGCGGTGAGGGAACTCTAACATATAACCGTTCATATTCATTCATTATCCAACTCCTCAATTATTTTTTTTAATTGCTCATTTTCATCACGCAACTGGTGAATCATCTCATTCATTTCGTGAACAGCTTGAATTAGAATGTCATATTTTATTCTTAATTCCTCTAAGAGCTGATCACGAGTTTTCATCTCCCTTGGCCTCTGTGTTTTCGGTTATGTCGATGCGCTCTAGAGGGGGGACTTCCGGCCCTATAGCCATGGTGAAATGTTTCTCCCCCTCCGTGCGGGCTCTTTGAATATTTTCCGCCTCCTTGCTTGGTTTTCTTCGAAACATATGTTGATCGACTTTTCGTATTGATTTTTGCCATCGTTATTCTCCTTTCTGACGGTCATACATTGTAACGCCATTCAGATGATCTATTTCGTGTTGTACACAAACACATTCTAGGACATTTTTATCTGCACCGAAATACAAAGTGTCTATGTGATTGTCTGCTTTGACAGCGATATTCTCATAGCGTTCGGTTAAAACATAGTCACCTGGGAATGAAAGACAAGCTTCGGTGTATGATATTTTTTTAAATTTTCCGATGATTCTTGGATTAATCAAAATCAAAGGCTTTGTGACATTTATCACGCACACTCTCTTGTCTAGGCCAATTTGGTTAGCGGCCAGTCCGGCGCCAGATTTAATTTGACTTAAAATTTCTAGCAGCTGCTTTCCAATTGCAATTCCCTCTTCGACGTTCTTGTACGTTTTGCAGGGAGCAGAAAGAAAATCCCTATCTTGTATTATTTTGATATCCATACACATAATTAGTTGTCTTGAAGGCTACGTTGCTTCATTATCTTCGAAGAAAGGTAAAAACTAATTATCGCCAAAAGAACACCAGAAAAAACATCAACAATGTAATGTTGTTTTAAAGTTAGTGTTGATAAGGATATACCAACCGCCCACAAGAAATAAAGTGCGCGTAGGCCCTGCACTCGACATACGATTTTGGAATAAAAAGCGCCGAAGAACATTATCCAAGCAAATGCAACGTGGCCGGACGGAAAAGTATTGTTTGAGCCATCAATTTGGTATGTTAAATAAACCATGGCCTCTGATATAGAACTAACTTCAAATTCCGGCCGGGGATAAAAACTAGGAAAGAAAATATAAGAAATGTTTAGTATAACCATCGCTATGACGCAAGCCCAAAATGTCGAAAGAAATATATACTTGGTTTCAACAAGTAAAAACATAGTCAAAAATATTGCAGGCAAAATCGTATGGTATATCCATACATGTTCTGGCATAAAGGGTATGGCGGTATCAAATTCTGTTAGAAAATCAAATTTATGTGTCGTTACAAAAGCTTGCACAAACACATAAACACCAATATAGGTAACTAACATTAATAAGATATACTTTACCTTATCAGACTTGGACATATATCTCTCCAAACGTCTTTAATCGAAGCAAATGTAGGAACTACATCTGTTATAAATATGCAGGATTATTGCAAAAACAAAATAAAAAAATAATTTTAATTATACATCATAGAAACGTGATGGTGCTGCAATAGTTGAACTGTGTGAAAACGAGAAACGGTTGCGGATTCAATAAGCATCATTCTTTCTTCTGTAAAAACAATTTCTTCTTTATTTTTTTCTTTGCGAATTAGCTCGTTGTCAATAGAAAAATTTAACTCTTCTAAGACTATAGTGCTGGAGGCGTAGTAATCACACAGCAGGCGAATAACTCTTGGATTAATTATTTCCAAGTCAAGATAGTATCTTATAAATTCTTCAGTAAGCGCTATGTGTTGTTTACATTCGTCTACCAAGTCGTTTGCGTGTTTCTTTTCCAGCGAATAAAGCAGGTTGTCATCACCCATCGAGTGGCCTCGAATATGCCTCTAGGTCTGAAAATCCCCCAATCATAACTTGAAATTTGCCTTCTTTTTTAAAAATAATCGGAACAGTTTGCCAATCGTAAATCTCCTTTAAGCTTTTCAAAATACTTGGAAATTCAGATAAATCTATAATCGAATATGGCTCTGATAGTGATTTTAGCAGATCTATCGCTCGTATACATAAAGGACAATCTCTCTCGATGTAAAGAATATACTCATTCATTTCTTTCCCTTTAATTTCTCGGCGACCGTAAAGACGTCCCCTACTACAGTTTTTGAAGATACATAATTGCCACCAGAATTAAAAATAATTTTTGTAAAAGATATTCTTTTATCTAGATCTTCTGGCCAGCCGTGGTTAATAATTTGCTGTTTAATTTTAATATTCTCTTTTAAATAAACAACATATGCCGGGTTGATGATTATTTCATCCAGGCTGTAGATCTGGCTTGACGGCAACACATCCTCTTGTTTATGTACTTCAGTTAAAACAACCAAGTTATTCATCTATCATTCCATAGGCATCTTTCTTTTTTATGTACCACACTTCGCCCTCATAAAATATCCCAACTTTATCATCTTTGTTCTCCGCAACCAAAACATTGAGTGGCACTTTTGTCGTACGATAATCCTCAATAGCACCAGATTTAGATTTGCTAATAACAACATTCGAAGGAATATATATTAATTCACCTATTTTAGCATCTTTAAGCAATTATTCCTCCTCTTCCTCTTTTGAGGCCTCATCCGAAATTTCTGGTGTGCTAATTGTGGCCTGTACGTAGCCAGAAATAATATTGTGACACTCCGCCACACAACTGTCTATACGCAGCATTCTTTCGCGAAGCTTATCAACCTCCACAACAAACTTTTCTGGATCTTCTAAATTAATTGTTTCCGCATAGCGAGCCAATGAAGAAAGGAGTCTCTTACAGTCTCCAAATTTACGCTCTATCTCTGCTGGGATTTCTTCCAAATCCAATGCATAACTTACTCTTACTTTCATAATTTCCTCTTTTACGGTGCCTAAACTTCAATAATGGCATAGTTTGTGGTAATCAACGTTGAAGCAGCCGATGCTGCATTCTGTAACGCAACGCGGGTGACCTTTGCGGGATCAACAATGCCTTCTTCTAGCATATTGATTATTTCGCCGCTATTAAAATCATAACCGTATCCGTCAGATTCGTCTTCCACCAGGCTTACAATTATATCTGGCGATTTACCAGCGTTTTTAGCCATCTGTCTTAGGGGGGTAGACAACGCCTGCTTAATTATTTCCACTCCCAGCATTTGATCTTGGCTGTCCAAGTCAATATCAATATTTTTTGCAGCACGAACTAATGTTGCGCCACCTCCAGGAATTATTCCTTCTTCTTGGGCTGATTTTACAGCTTCTAGGGCATCTTCAATGCGATGTTTCTTCTCAATCATCTCAATTTCAGTAGGTGCTCCTACTTTAATTATAGCAACGCCACTGGCTAGTCTAGTAATTCTTTCTTGAAGGCCCTCGCACACACGAATATCATCTTCTTCCATTATTTGTTCTTTGACAATATCTATTCTCTTTTCTATATCTGCATAGCGTCCTTTACCATCAACTATTGTTGTTAGGTTTCGCATAATCTCAATAGTCTTACAGTTACCAAAATCTTCTAACTTCACACTTTTTAATGTCCTATCCGAATCTCTAGAAATAAACGTGGCACCAGTAGCAACACACAAATCTTCTAAAATGCTTTTTCTTTCTTCTCCATAGCGCGGGGCTTTAACTGCGACGACCTTCATCGTGCCCCGGGCTGCGTTCATTATCATAGCAGCTAATGCTTGTCCTTCAACTTCTTCTGCTATGATTACTAACGGTCTGGAATCTCTGGACGCTAACTCCAAAACGGGATAAACATCCTCAACCGTCTCTATTCTGTAATTCGTTATTAATATCAAAGGATTATTATAGCGACACACATTTCTTCTTTGATCGGTAACAAAAGCTTTAGCAAAATAACCCGAATCGAATCTAAAACCCTCCACAACTTCCAAGGTTGTTTCCATAGATTTTGCCTCCTCAATTGTAATCGAACCATCTCTGCCTGCCTGATCAATTGCGGCCGTAATTAAACTAGCAACTGCTTCGTCTCCATTCGCAGAAATTTTTGCAATATTTTTGATATCACCCTGGCTATTGACCGGAGAAGACATCTCATAAATATACTCTACCACAAATTTCACAGCCTTGTCAATTCCCTTCTTTAATTCAACCGGGCTGGAGCCTGCAGCTAAATACTTCTGCGAATGCTCTAAAATTGCCCGAGCTAAAACAGTAGATGTGGTTGTACCATCGCCGGCCAATGCATTTGTTTGCGATGCAACTTGCTTAATTATCTGTGCGCCGACATTTTCAAACGGATCGTCGAAACTAATGAAATCCGCAACTGTAACGCCATCTTTTGTAATGATTGGATTGGCGCCCTTTTTATGTAAAATAACATTGCGGCCGCGGGGACCGAGCGTAGAGGCTACGTTGTCAGCCAGCCTGTTGATCCCATTTAAAACTTGGGTCTGTAACTGGTTCCCGTTCTGATATCTCTTTGATATCGTTTGCTGTGTCATTTTTACCTCTCTCTAAGTGTATTATTTTTGTATGAAGTACAGCTACTTCAAGTCTTAATTCGCTATAAACTGCATCTACATGACGATGTGCCTCGCCTGTTTTAGATTGTAAATATATTCCTATTACAACACCTATTAGTATAAGGCTAATTAGAACAATTGTCAAGGATAAAATTTGCATTTTTAAATTATTCTTCGGCGGGCCGAAGAGTCGGAGGAGAAACTGAATAATCCATTCGTGTTGCTCCGGTTTCTTTAGGTGCATCAATAATGTTGTTAGCCTCTACTTGAACGGTGTCGGCATTCGTGATAGCTTTCATGCCCGCCCCCTTATCACTAGCAATAAAGTATTTATTGATATTAATTGATAGATCTGAAACAGCATTATAAAGGTTGACCAGGCTGGAGCCTAAATCTTCTGCATATTTATTAGCTAGTTTAATAAGATTCGGCGGATAAAGATCGAGAGATCCTAAGTTATCCGATCTCTTCCTATAATTATCAGGACTTATGGCAAATTGTTTTTCTTCATCATAGCCCTTTGTTGTTGTCAGGTGCTTCCAGAATTTCTCGGGCGAGGCGCCTTGGGCCGCTTTCGCTGCCTCAAGCCCCTCCTTATCTCCATATAATTTCCTGGCCGCGGCTGTGAGGCCGCCGATCGGAACCATTTCTTCCTCATCAGTTTGTTTATAAGCAATATACTTTTCATCTGGATCGAGGTAGGTGGTTGGCTTTGTAAGAGGCACTAAAGTGCCGTCCAACGTTGTAATTTTGTTTATTTTATTCGCCTTCTGCCACTTTACGGTATACGGAAATCTTTCGCCATGGGCCGCTGTTGTTTTTGAATCTATTAATTCTCTTGGAGAAAATTCTATAGGCTTGAAGACAGGTACTTTTTTATATTTTTCATGGCCAATGAATTCTAGAAAGTTTTTCTGCGTGATTGAGAACTCATTGAAGAGGAGCGTGCCCTCTCCGGCCTTTGTCACAACCAAATAAACAATGTCGCCACCGCCAAGTGCAAAATGATCGACTAGATTCTTGTAGCTTCCCTTAAGCCATGTAGTGGGGCTCAAGACTTTGAGGCTGTATGGTACGATTTCATCATCCGGCTGGTCTCTTCTGCGAATAGCTAAGTTGGCATCTACAATCGGAAGTGAGCCTTTTGGCATGCCAATTTGTTCAGGATCTGAAACCTGGATACCAGCAAACAAGCCGGCCAAGAATGCCTCGAAAAGAAAACCAGCAGTTGAATCATTATATTCTTCAATAATATTAGAAAAGATCTCAACAAACATCAAATTAGAAAGGATATCTGGGACGGATTTGCCGGGGCTGTATACCAAAAAGTTGTTAACACTTGCTATTTTCTCTCGAACAGTGCCGCCGGAGACACGAGACATAAGAGTTTCTAAAATCTCTCTGTCTTCGTTGTTTTTCTCGCCCCATCTCTCTGTGATCTTAATTTTAGGAAAGCGAATGGTTCTTTCTTCTGCTTCTCTTAAAAGTCTTCTAGCTTTTTGTTTTTGTTCTAGCAGTGGCGCCAAAGCAATCATCTGCTCTTCAATGGCGGCCAACATAGTCTCAAAAGAAAAATTATTTTTTGGAGCAAAATGTAAGTCTACTATTTCATTAATTTTATCATCTTTCATCATATTAATTAGCCCTCCATCTTTTTAATGTTATCAATAATCTCATCGAGTTTTAAGCCGGCGGTATCGATCTTGTTTTTGGTTAAGTTGTAGTGATTAATCACACCTTTAAATTTATTTTTAACTGACGGCATATGCACTGTTGTGCATAAAAATCCACTTTCATCTTTCGGATAGTCATATGGAATATTATATATCTCACACAAGAAGCGCACCAAAACGGAATAAGCTTGAACCTGAACTGGATAGTAGCCCAAATGGGTTCGCAATCTACGACCATGGACAACGCTATCCGAAATTAAAGGTCTGGCTGGCAAGCCTTTTTTTGTGTAAGCTGACATATATTTAGTATAATACGCACAAGAAATATCGACTCCAATTGAATGATTATTTGCTCCCTTGGCGTGCCAAGCAACATTGTTTGGGTCGACCAATTGAACAATTGTTCCGTCATTATCAATTACAAAATGTGTAGAAATATTTCTTTTTTCTAAAACTCTTTTACAAGAAGCGGCAGAAGTACAAACATCCCAATGAGTTACAATAACGTGAGGTTTTCTATAATTTTTTGATGTCTTAAAACAACTTGATGGTAACAAATCACGTTTCACCTTGTGCCAGGCAATTGGTCTCAATCGGCCGTCGACTAAGATGTTACTAAAATCTTTAAGCGATTCTTGGTATATTTCTTGTTGTACTTGAAGTCTTCTAAAGGTATTAATTCCGACGTATCCATCTGGCTTTAAGTCATGTTCAATTTGAAATTGTATTACAGCGTCAATCAGCTCTTGATCAAAATCTTCTACTCCAAGCCACGAAGGAAACCATCCATATTTCTTAGATGTTTTTTTGTTATAACGGTTTATTCTCCAGCTCATTTATCCATACCTCTATATAATTAGATCAATAATCCCCAATTCTTTTGCTTCTTCTGCATCGATGTATACATTTGTTTTTCTTCCAACCAGCTTTCTTAAATATCTTTCCGTCATATTTGTTTCTTCCGACAAGGCCTTAATATAAAGTTTCTGAGTTATTTTCGCTTCTTCAAATTCATTTTCTACGTCATGAAGGTGGCCATGCTGCCCTGAAATAACGCCGTGTATCATCACTCGACAATGTTTTCCCATCCTTCTTTCTCCTTTTGTACCAGACGCGAGAAGCAAAACCCCAGCAGACATAACTTTTCCCAAGCCATATGTATGAATTGGACACTCTTCCCTAACCGAACGTATCACGTCATACAGCGCAAACATTTCAGTTGCAACGCCACCATTGGTTGAAATATAAAAATCAATTGGAAGTATTTTTGTTGTCTCTTCTTCCGTGGCTTCATCTATTGTTATTATTTCCCTCTCTTCATAAAACATAAGCAAAGAATAGAGCGTCTCTGAGCATTTTTCTTCATTTATATCTCCATATATCCCCGTTATTCGTGGCGCTAGCTGGGATGCGCCGGATAAATCACTTAAATTTAATGTCAGGGGTAGATCATCTTTAATCTCTTGTTGTTTTTTTGTTTTTGATTTCTCTTTTGTCATAAGTTTTTTATTCCCAAGCACCTTTCTCTCCTTTTTTTAAGTAGCGCATAGCGCTGTCCCAGTTGTTAAATTTTAGTACCCCCTTGAAATGTAGTGGGGTACTCCTCACTAGGCTGGTGATTGCTAGATTTTTCCACGTAGCTAAAACTTTTTCATTTGTTTCAACCAACAATTTAAATTTTTCACTTTCATATTCTCCTGCATCGATCGCTTGCTTAACCATATAATCATTTCCTCTTTGAAAATTTTCATCAGCGGCCCGAAGATTGGTCAAGATACATAATAACATTTCTTTATATATATTTACCATGTGACCATAGTTTAAAACTTTAGTTAAGATCTTAAAAGAAAAGACACCTAAAAAAAACCACGATATCGCGGTGAGCACATCGGTCTCTAAAAAACTCATTTTTACCTCTTTATAAAAAAAAAGCCTACTTTTTAGTAGGCTTTGACTCAATCATTTTTTTTCACTTTACTTGCCGACAGCACTCAAAAGTCGACGTGCCACTCGTCGAGTAACTTCGTTAACAAGATCTTCTTGCACATCGTCATTCTCCAAGGTTATATTGGCTGCCTTCAGCTGCTCATCAATTTCATCTTCTGAAACGACTGCAGATGCATCATCTTCTTCCAGGGTTCCTAAGCCGCCTTCTTCTTCCTCGGGCGGCTCGGGTGAGGGGGCCATGTCAGCTTCTTCCTCTTCACCGGGCATTGGCTCTTCTAATTCTTCACCGCCACCTTCGGGCGCACCATCGCGCTCGACTGGCACGCCAGTTTCATCAGTAATTGCAGCCGCTAAACGATCAACAAGAGCTTCAACATCTACCTCGACAGTATTGCCCCCGGGGGCCTCATCACCGCCGAGTTCCGGTTCCGCGTCCAGATCACCCTCCAAGTCGCCTAGGTCTCCCATCTCCGGCTCGGGGGGCCCACCTTCTAAGCCCGGCTCCTCTTCCGGAGGAAGTTCTTCTTCTTGATAAAGATCCTCTTCCACACTGGATAGGAAATTCTCGGATAAATTGCCAATATTTGCCAACTTCATGAAACGTCTCGTGGTGGCCTCGTTGAGTAAATGCTTTTTCATTTCTTGTCTCCTTGTTCTCATTCACGCATACATTATCAAATGTATCAATTCTCCATAGTAAATAGTACCTTTGCAAAACAAAATCATTTTTATGGCGAATATTCTTCTATTTCTACTTTTGAAGCTTTTTTATAGCTTTATCTTGGATCTGTTTAACGCGCACAAAGCTCAATTTTAACCGCTCCCCTATTTGTCTTAATGTCATGTCGCCATTTCTCTTTATGCTCTCTAGACAACAATTATATTCCACTGGATAATCTATCCACATTCTGCACTGCCTCTCTTTACAAGGCGTATCACTAATATTACATTTCTCCAAACATTTCATATATCAGTATGCTCCTCTGCTATTAAATCAAAAATGTCTTCAATATCATTATCGCTCAAAGCAAACTTTTTTTTCGTTTCTTCGCCTTTGATAAAAATACGTTTTGATTCTTGTCTTTTGTTGATTCCCTGGATCTGATACGCCTCTTTGTACCTGTCCATATAGTTTATCAAGTCAGGATCTTTTTCGAGATAACCACTTATCATAGCGCGAAAGAAGTGCGATTGATTCATGCCGTCGTAGTGCAAGCGCGCTCGAAGATCAGCCTGTCGCTCTTCTGTGTCATAGAACATAAACTTCTTACGCGTGAGAGGATTTGGAATCGTTGGATCTTTCAAGCATTTCTCCCAAGAATATGTGTGTTACTTTCTAGTTGACTTGAATTTGTCTGTCGTATGAAATTTGCTCTACATCGAAATTCTGACAAGTCGCGTACGCCCGAATAAGACAAGCCGCTGCGAATGCCGCCACTAATATCTTTAAGGATAGACCCAACACTTCCCTTATACGGAACGGTAGTTGATATACCTTCTGGTGTCGCAGATTTACCTCTCCAATCATTTTGTGCCGCGGTCGATGCCATACCTCTGTAAACTTTATATTTTTTCCCTGAGTTGCTAGAAAAGATCTCACCTGGTGTCTCCTTGGTTCCCGCCAACATAGACCCTATCATTACAAAGTCGGCGCCGGCTGCAAAGGCTTTAACCATATCTCCTGTGGTTCTTATTCCGCCATCTGCTATTATCTTAGAACTATAAGTAGTCTTCGAAATTTCCAAAAGGCTTTGAAAAGTCGGGATCCCGTGACCAGTAACCAGACGAGTTGAACATATCGATCCTCCCCCAATTCCCACACGAATCGAATCTGCCCCCCATGAAGCCAGGGCATCAAAACCCTTCAACGTTGCGACATTTCCGGCCATAATATGAACTGATTCGCCGAGTCGGTCTTTGAGCGTCTTTAGACACCTTTCCATAGCCATATGGTGCCCATGG